GATATAGAAGGTGATGGGGGCAGAGCCCTCATCATCCACCTCGAACAACCAGATAAATTACTAGAACGGATTGGAGCATTAAAGAAATGATTACATTTCTAGTTGCAGTAACAGTAGGTTTCTTTGCCTATCGGTTGGGTAAGAAGAAAGGTGAAGACGATATGTATCGTCTTTGCTACAACGCCGAACAGTCGAAGAGAGAATTCTTTTCAGACATAAGTCGGTGGTAAGACGAAAGGCGGGGGATTACTCCCCCGCCTTTTCTTCTTCACGCGCCTGTGCCTTCATGCTATTCATCATCGTAATCCAATAGAGTTTATAGAACTCTTCATCGTAAGCAAACCGTTTCATATGTTTAACACCAGCACCAGTATGTCCGTATAGTGGGACACCAGCTTCCTTCATGTTCATGAAGAACTGGATATCCTCACCAATAAATCTATCCTTACCATCGGCACCGCCACCATCTGTCTCCAAGAACAATGGTTTATCGCCATGGAATTCTCGTATCTTATCCGCTGCGTTGCGATGCATAAGTAAGAAGCCAAACCCAGCATAATCAATCTTGAGTAACTGGTTCGGTGGCAAAGGATGGATGTATGACATCGTGTACTTGTCCTCACCATGGGCTGTAAACAGGGCAGCGTATGGCTGCATGATAGAGCTCTCCATCTGCTTACTTATGTAGTAAGTTCCGCTAACAACAGGTCGGTTGACTGGGTCAGCTGCATCCCATACTAGCTTGAGCGCTTCATTCGTAAGAACGATGTCGCTATCTACCCACAGTATCCAATCAAAGTCTGTCTGCTTATGCCAAGTATCGAACGCTGTCTCACGTTGTCTGCCTATCTGATTACCTTGCACACGTTGAGCTGATGTGATGGGTAAACCTGCGGTCAGGATTGTATAGACAACCCCCTCCATAAACTTGCCATCGACAGTTCCATTGTCGCACCAAGTCAACATGATTTGGTCGTTCTTAGATTTCATCTGTGCCTGCTTAGCAGGGTTACCTGACTTACCCATTGTGGCTCCCGCCCCATCCTCCACCTTTGAAGTGGATAGATGGCGGTGTGTAAACCTTGGTTAAAGTTACATTGCATTCATTACATTTAGGGAACTCATCCCCATCCATAATTCGTAGCTCGACTACGCTATCGCATAGCGTACATTTAAAATCAAACGTTGCCATCAGTACGGTGCTGCCCCTCCTAGTAGTTCTGATATGTCTCGTATCCCACGTGCTGATATCTGTTCCACTCGTTGAGGTGAGATGTCCCAAGCTGTAGCAATCTCGGTTAGTGGTTGGTCATGAGCGAACCGACTATTAAGTATCCCCTGTGTACGTGGGTCAAGCTTCTTCATTGCTCTGTCAACATCGGCTAGCATAGCTAGCAGGTTGTTACCTTCACTGGCTTGCTTCTTAGCTTTGATGCCATGAACATCTGGGTCTAACACTTGGTTAGTTAGATGTGCATCTTCGGAGCCAAGAACTTTAATTAAGTTCTCAATCATTTCAATACGATAGAAGTATTCATCACCAAGCTCATAGCCAAGAGCACGTGCCTTTTCCTTGCGAGCATATCGCTCGCCTGCCCTACGCATGAAGGTAGAGAAAGCTTTGTATCCCATACGTCGCTCGTTCTCTTCTTCACGCATGAGGTACTCGTTGACTTTGTCTTTACGTTTCCAAGCGTACTCATTCATAGCCTGCTTGATATCGTTTTGCTCTGCAAACCTGTGGTATTTCTTAGATAAATTATATGCAAGTCCAGATGTAATCTCATTAACCTGCTCCCATATAGGATGGTCGCGGTCTAGGTCAGCCATGTGACTTCACCAAGTATTCAATTGACTTGAGTAACAATGCAGGGTCATCACCTAATAAACCAAGGGCGCGATTATGGTTACTGCAAAGCAGTCCTCGTACCTTGCCACTCTTATGACAATGGTCAATGTCAAGCGCTCTATTGGAGGGAGCTGTGCCACAAATGTAACAAGCTCCACCCTGCTCTTCGAACATTCGGTCGTAGTCTTCGACACTAATACCGTAAGACCTAATGCGAGACACACGTTGCTCTTCGTAAGTTTTATTTCTGTTGCGTGGCATACTTCTCCCAGATGCCTCGCTCTACCATTAACGCAATGATTGCGTAGTTGGCTATGTCAATGAAGCTATCTTCGAGTGCCTCGTTGTTCGGCTCAATGTCGTTATAGATTAAATTCTTTAATCGTTCTAACTTATCTGACATACGAACCATCAACCCATTGACTGCACCACCAGGTGCATTCCAGATATTAAATGGACCATAGTCCACTTGTTTCTTTACAAGCAGTTCATGTAGTTCAAAATAGAAAGCAAAAGAATCTTTGCTGAAGTCTTCTATTGTTAGTTTGTCCGTTGACAAGGCAGCCCCTTCTAATCGTCTAACGCATTAATTAATGCGGTTAATGCTTGAGCTCCTTGGTCTACAATTATACTATTGATATCACTGTCAGGCGGTAGCGACACGCGCATAGCCTGTGGTATTGCATCTACTAATCTGCGAGCTAAGTCCTGCCCTGGGTTAGAGCCATCCTCTTTAACATCGTTATCAGTGGCTACAATTACTCTACCTATGCCATCAAAACAACGTGAGAAATAAGGCTTCCAAGCGTTAACGCCAGCGACAGCGACAGCAGGATGACCAGCAAGAGTTGCAGATATAGCGTCAATCTCTCCTTCAACTATTAACACCTCCCTTACTGCGTGAAGTATTGCGCCTACGTTATAGAGGTGGTGCTTCTGACCAGTAGGTATCATGTACTTAGGGTCACCGTCATCAATGCGACGGAACTTAAACCCGACGACACCAGCCTCAGTTATGTACGGAATAGATAGATGGTTCTTGATTCTGTCCTCGTGACCAGCAGCAGGTTCTGCTACGTAGCCCAACAAAAACTGTTGGGCGCCATCAAGGATGCCACGCTTTTCTAGGTACGCCTCAGCTGGTGAGCCAGCTAATGCACCATGATATGTATGCGCTGCCTTTGTCCAGAGTTCAATGAGCTTGGGATTAGTTCTCACTTCTTCTCCTGTCTGTGTGTAATAAACGGAGGTGCAGTATACACATCGTTGCGAGCAGCAATCTGCATTGCTTGCTTCCATGTTGCACCACCAGCCAGCGCACCTAACGCAAAGCTTGAGCCAGACCCTACGCCATACAGTCCATCATCACGTAGGTATACTGAGTAAGAATCATCTATCTGGTAGATGGTTCCGTTAATCGCTAATAAAAATTCAAAGCCAGCATCAGCATCATCCTTGTCTGGCACATAGCCAGACTCCTTAATGCATTCTCTAATGCTTGGCGCAATTGTTGTAATCATATAATGATATTCATCTTTGATGTTGGCTGGGATTACTGGTGGTTTCCACACGTGTTGGATTACATCACATGGTTGCACATCACCAGCACCTGCGACCAGCCACTTGCCACGTTTAGTTATCTTCGTGACGATTGGATGAGAGTAAGGTCTATTACCTGCTGTGGTACGTGAGTCAGCTGCAAGAATGCAGCCGTTGTCTTGCTGTATACCAATGATAGTTGTCACAACGAAGCTCTCAATCTTGGCGGTGTCCACCGCCCACTGCTCTTCTTACGTCCACGTGTAGGTGCAGACTGTTGTGATTCCTTGCCAATGTTTTTCTCTGCCCACTTACGAGCTTCTGGGTATGTTAGCTTTTCACGAGCCATGATTATCTGTATACCAGAACCACTTCCGTTACATGCATAACATACCCAGACGCCCTTGTCTGAGTTCACCGAAGCAGACTTACGTGAGTCATCATGTACAGGACACAAGATTGATTTCTCCCCGCCAAGTGGCAAGGTCAATCCGTAATGATTAAAGACTGCTTCTAGAAACTCAGGCTGATTCATTTGTTAATACCAGTTCCTTTCCTGATGGAATCTGTACGCTTCGCACCAAGTGTCGTATCGATGAAGCACATACTTGTGCGCTTCCTGAGTCTGTTTGAGTACTGACCAATGAGGTTTCCCCCATAGTAATTGCCATACTCCACGAGCTCCACTCTTTTTGTTGAGTGATGTCTCGTTGTAGCGACTCTCTTTGTACGCAATACGTTTCGCACATAGTCGCTGCTTCTTGTCGGTCACGAGTTGAGCAATCGCAAACTCCACCTTCTGTTCCTTGTCCATTACAGACATACGAAGTTCTGGTGTAAGTGCGGGTGATAACGCTTCTGCTGGTGATACCAACACGAGTGTTATCGCTACGCCCATCGTTATCGCTAACCGCATAGTTACCTCGTTTCATTTTGTGAGTCACTGTCACTGTCTCACTGATGTCCATTGTAACCTGCCTGTTTGAGCAGATTCACCCAGAGTTCCGCAGGCATTACTGCATACGACTCTGAGATATTAGAAGTGCCACGCTTCTTGATTAACACAACGCCTGTCTCTGCATCGGCATGTATCATCTCATCCTCTAGCTCCCGAAGGTACTGAGGAATTCTTATTGCTTTCTCATTCTTACATTCAATTACTACACCAACATCATCGTGTCTGCCTGCACCATATGCACGTTCGGCACAAGGGTATCCCATCTGACGCAACCACTTGACTACATCTCGTTCGAACTGTGACCCTTTACGTTTAGCTGCAGTAGTCATTAGTATTCCAATCCGATATACCAGAACCCAAGCTGCACGTCAATGAAGTATCTGTTGATACTAAAGCCAATACCAAAGCCAGACATCCGACCGTAAGTTATCCACTTGCCTGGTCTTATTTCTCTTGCTGTCATGAGTACTCCCCTGGGATAATTGATTCTAAAGTTATGTTTAACTTCTTACGTATTGCCATTCTTTCACGTGGTGTCATACCACCCCATACACCATGACCTTCGTGGCGTACTCCCCAATCAAGACAAGCTTGTCTTACTTCACAACCAGAACATATCTTTCTAGCAAAACTATATATTGAAGTATCAGTTTCATTACCTTCTTCTGGGTAAAAAAATTCTGTGCCGACTTCTCTACATAGTGCTCGTGACAAGTCTGGAAATTCCACTGCTACTCCTTAAGGTCGACGTTTAATTCTATAAAGATTTTCCCAGTACCCTAGTGCAACCTCATCGGTCACCGCAAGGTGACGCCACCTTTTTCTTTTCTGCATCCCAAGGTATGCAAGTACGTGCCACTTGACCCAAGCACCACGTAGATACACAACTGGTTTAATCATTCTTTAGTTCCTTCATCACGTCTAATAAATTATCTACCGTAATCAGATAGCCTTTGCTTCTGTTCGGTGGTATCTCACAAGTAATCTCACGTCCATATTTTTCAACCGCATGTTTAACATGACCAGTTGGTACCATCAGTACACCTTGTTCCAGAACGAAAGCCCAGTAACTAGCCTTCGTGACAGCCAAGCCTGATGCTTCCCATGAATCAGAACGTTGATACCAACACGATACTTCTATATATAAGTTGCCAGTTGCATGCCACTTACGGTCACGTTTAACTTCAATCGTCTTGCCACCAGTAAGCAGCTCTTCTACTAGCTTCTCACCTGACTGACCATAACTAAAATCTAAATCAAATGAAGATAGGTTACTCATTGCCACTGACTCATTGTTCTAGCGCGGAACAATTCTGCTGGTGAGTTATAGAGAACCATCTTGCTCGCCTCTGCTGCTAGAGATACATAAGTCTCTGCGGTTGGGTCTGCCTTACCATGTCGGTTCTTAACTACAGCAACGCGATAACTATTGGAAGAGCTATCCAGAGCCACCGAAAGGACCAACTCTGGTAGCGCTGCCACCTTACCCATCAACGCTTTACGTGGTGCTGGGTAGTTCGGCTTAGACATCTTCTCATTTTCGGATACGTGGTGCAGGACGATGAATGCCGATTCGTATTCACGTGCCATGTAGTGAAACGCTGACATGGCATCACGTAGTGCAGTCCACTCGTTATCACTTGCGGATGCTACGTTCATTAAGTTGTCTACATATACAGCAGCAGGAGCCGAGCCATGTAATTCAATCCACGCTTCTATCTCCTCTTCAATGTCTTGAAGAGAAGGTGCTGGGTCGAAGGCGAATCGCACATGGCTGGCACCTTCTGCTAGTGCGTCCTCAAGGAGAACACTTGCTTCAGTATCCATTAATCTTTCTACATCAGCGACATCTTTATTCATGATGATTGCACCTGCACGAGTTGCAATCGTACGTGAGTCAGAGTCTGCAGATATGTACAGAGATGGAACCTTTGATGC